AACACTTCTGCGTTTTAGGGCTTTTCGCTCGTAAGATCTAAACACTTCCACCTCTCCTCAATCTCGTTGACTATCTTGGCTAACTCTGCAAGCTCGATGCTCAGTAGCTCTAGCCTCATCTCTATTTCCGCCAGTGTGCTGCCCATTGGATGCCCCCTAACTTCATTCTTTGGTCGAACTTGTATCTGCCCTCTATCTCGTCAACGATGTCTGAAAGTGTGGCCTGTGGGTGATACTCGATGTATTCCAAGATGGCTTCACGCTCTTGTCGCTTGCCTTGGCTTATGCCCTGCTCGTACTCAGTCATGGATAGTGCCCTCTATCCTGGCAATCACAAAGTCAAGGGCGTTGAGCCACTCCTGACAGCCATGACAGGTGCAAAGGGTTTCATCTTTTGTTTCTGCCAGCAACTTGATGATGTGCTGTCGCTCATGCCTGATACCAGAGTTAAAGGCTCGGACTGTGCTGGTTGCGATGATGTCCTGTAGCTCGCTCACATCTCTACCTTTGGTCGCTGGTCAATGGTGTGTAGCTCGTTGAGGATCATGTGTCCGGTTGCGATGTCAAGCACCCCTTGGATGCGTAGAGCTTCGATGATTGACCAGGTTGCGTTGAGCTGGTCACGCCTTCCCTTGTTGTAAGCAGCGAGTTTATCTTGTGGAATCTGAGAAACGGCTATCTGTATCAACTGGCACCCCCTCGATTAGGTCAATGATAATTGTGATTGCTTTGGTTGGCTGAGGGTAAGCAGCTTTGATAAGTCGCAACACCTCATCCTTCATAAGCATCCGGCCCATGTGTATGCCGTCAGACTTTGCTACTCCAAAGTTGTATTGGTTCGGGTTGTAGTCCATGACTGCAAACTCGATTGGTTCAGGATTGTAGTTTGGCATTTTCTCTCTGTTCTATGTAGGTATCTGCGATGTAGTGAAGTAGCTCTAACCTGGCAATCTGTTTCTGGATGTGATACCTGTTAGTTTCCGGTGTTGTCTTTGCCTCGTATTCGGCATTGGTCCAGAGCCTTGCATCCTCAAGCACCTTGACAAGTTGTTTGTTATTCATCTGGCATCCTTGCGAGTAAACCAAAGTGCGATGACAAAGAAGTGGATCGCGATAAGGACTGCCCCGATAAGGTAGCCAAGATTGAAGCTGTATTGCTGAATAGCTAAGACCATCCCAAAGGACAGCAGGATGCTGACTGTAAGTAGCCAACCTCTCATTTTGTATCTCCTAACCGGCTCCCCTTGAGCCATGTCTAAACTTTATACCTGTTTTTTGAGTTTTTTGGGAGATTTTTAGGTTTTTTTGCCTTTTTCGGCGTGTCGGATTAGACCCTTAGTTGAGGGTTTTGACCTCGATGGTGGCCCCTGGTTCAATGCCTTGGGCATAGACCTTTCGGGCAGAGATCCTAACAATACGGCTGTCATCGGTGACCACGCCTGAGTCGGTAAGGGAATCGCCAACGGCCCTAATTAGCTTGTCTAGGTCTGGGCTGACAGTGGGCAATGAGCGTTTGACTGACGCTGGCTTTGGCATAAAGAAGATAACGATTAGCTCACAGGGCTCGTCTATTGGTTCCCAGTCCGGTGGCAGGGTTGCAAGGGCTGTTTGAGTAATGGCGTTTCGCCAAGCTTTGTGCTTCTTGCTGTTGACCTGGACTATTCGGCCCTGCATGATTGCGTGACTGCCTTGGCTGGCAGGATCACCTACAACGCTAAGGCTTACCTCTGCCATAAAGTTCCCATGCTGCAAGTATGGCAGCAATGGCGTAGAGAGTACCGAGGACTAGCCCCCACCCAGCCAAAGGGCTAGTGGTGTTTAGGGATAGGTTGAATAGCACTCCTGCTGTTAGGGCAGGGACTAGCCACCGGAGTTGTTTTCTCAAAAGGGCATTGGCTCGCTGTGAGTCGGCTCAAAGATGCCCTTGATTGTTGCGATTGGGTCAGTAGGTGTGACCTGTGGGTTGTTGATGCTTACCTTGATTGACTGCTTTGCTTCGCCTTCTTTGTTGGTCCAGTTGTCAATCTCTGAGCTGTAAAGCCCCTCAACTGCTACTGTCTGACCGACATCGAATAGACCTGGCTGCTTTAGCCAAACTGTGTATCTCTTGTTGATTGTTTCGCCGGACTTAGTTTCATAAGCCTCGACTACTTCTAGACCCTTGCCTTCGTAAAACACTCGGCTAATGGTGCCTCTTACCTTGATGCTTGCCATCTCTTTTCCTTATCTCTTGTTGATTTGTTTACTCTAGTGGTCACCTAAGACATGATTGGGGTTGGTGCAGTCTGTGTGACCACAGGATCTAATGCCAGGTAGGACTGGTAGGCCATCAAAGATTGGCACAGTAAGGGTTTCTTTGTCAAACTCGCCTTGCCAAGGGATGCACTTTTCAGAGCCGTATTTGATGACCAAGGCTCGGTGCATCCGGCAGGACTGGCACTTGAGGTCTTTCCTCTTTCGCTTATGGGTGTTGACCTTCCAGGTAGCACCGCATCGGCAACACAGTGCCACATTGTCATCCACGCCATAATCTTAGCCTTCGACAACTCTGGACAGGTGACCCTCAAACTTGAGTCCTACTTCGCCTAAGCCACCTTGTCGGTTTTTAGCGACCTTCATAATCATCCAGCTCTTTTGCCACTCGAACTGATCCTCAGCTATTGACTCTCGGTGCAGCAGAATCACTGCATCTGCATCTTGCTCGATGCCACCTGAATCTCTGAGGTCGGCTAGGTCGGGCTTGGAGTCTTTGCGTTGCTCTGGTCCTCGGTTGAGCTGGGCTAGTGCGATGACCGGCACTTCGAGATCGCGAGCAAGGTTCTTTAGCCCGATGGAGATGTCGGTAATCATCTCGTATCTCTTCCGGCCCTTTTCTGTGTCCTGAATCAAGCCAAGGTAGTCAACAACGATTGCTCGGAGCTGGCCGTTAGCTTTGACTCCGTTTGCCATAGCTCTAATCTGCAAAAGGTTCTGTCCTGACTTGTCATGGATGGCGAGCTGATGGCTGGTTATCTTTTCCTTAGCTCTTGCAATCTTGTCCCAGTCAACATCTTTGAGTGTCCCCTTTTCAATGTTGCCAATGTAGACCTCGGCTTCCATCGAGATGATTCTGTTATACAACTCTGACTTGCCCATCTCAAGGCTGTGAAAGCTGACTGGTCCTTGCTTTGATAGTTCCCAAGCAATCTGCAAGCCAACGATGGTCTTACCGATACCTGGTCGGGCACCGATGATGTAAAGGGCACCTGGTCGGAATCCCCCAAGGATGTCGTTTAGGTCTTTCCAAGGGCTTAGTGGGTAATTCTTTGGCTTGTCAATCTCGTCAAGGTAAGGGATTAGCTCATCGCTGACATAGCTTGGTCGGCTGGCTGTGTTGCGATCACTTAGGTTGTCAATCTCTTTCTTGGCTTGATCTATAACTGTTGCCAAGTCCTCGTGCTGGGCCTTCATGTTGATTACTTGACCGGCATGAGCAAGCTTTCGCCTGGTGACTTCCTCGATGACTCGCTCGGCGTAGTAGCTGACAGATGCAGCAGTTGGTGTTGCTGTGATGCAGTCGTGCAGATAGCTGGCAAGCTTAGGCAGCATTGCCCCGACTGTGATGACATCTATCGGCTGGCGAGCTTGCTTCATCTCTAGCATCGTTGCGTAGATTTTCTCGTGTCCGAGATCATCAAAGTCTTTGGCTGTGAGCGTTAGGTCATCGAGTGCCTTGCCTTTTGTTAGCAGGACAGAGCCGATGACTAACTGCTCAAACTCACTCACTTGATTCTGCCAAAGATGGGTTTGCTTCGCGGTGCAGGTTTATCGTTCTCCACTGCTTCGTAGAGTCCTTTGTTCAACCAGGATGCTGGGTAGGGAATGTAGGTCATGTCGGGTAGCTTACTTTCCGAATACGCTTTGGTGATGCCAATCATCTCATCAGCGGTTTTCTTTTTTAGCACTTGCTTCCATGCTTTTAGGGCATCAGCTTTAGCTACCTTTTTAGGGTAGAGATTCCAAAAGGTTTCAAAAGATTCATCAGCCTGTTTAGTTAATGTTTCTTTTAGGGTTCTATTAAGGGTTAACACGCCACCTGCTGTCACCTCTGAAGCCGATTCTGTCACCTCTGACTCCAAATCTGTCACCTCTGAAGCGGTTTTTGTCACCTCTGAAACCCCATCTGTCACCCCTGGCAAGTTCACAAAATACCGGTTGGCTTTGTAGGGTCCGTAGGTCGGTGCAGATCTAAACTCGACAACTAATTCACCTAGCTCGATGAGGTCTTGGATGTCACGCTGCACAGATCTAGGCGATGAGTTCACCATGTTGGCCAAGGTTTCGATTGAAGGCCATGCACCTAATTCGCCTTGGTGATCAGCGATAGACAACAGGACCAATCTGGCTCGGCCTTTTGATTTACTCTCACGCCAAACAGCGTTCATAATTTGGATGCTCATCTTGCAGCTGCTCTCTCAGCCATTAGCATCATGACAGTTGGGCTAATGACTCTGTTATCGTAGCCCTCTTTGACCAGCATCACCCACTGGCCGTTGTCGAGTCCCATAGCCTGGTAATCCATCTCGGCCATGAAGATGTTTCCGCCGTACATTGACAGCACCTCAGCGAGGTTTTTATTGTCCCAGTTAAACACAAATGTGCCTTCCTCTAAAAGGTTGGCACACTATAATTGAGTGATGCCAACACCGACTTGTTGGTATCGGCCCTTCTGAGTTATCTCAGGGGGGCCTTTTTATTTAGTTATGTTTTTACCTTAGCACCCTAAAAGTATTCGATGTCGTTATTTGGCACCGGTGTCCTGTTGAAGTTGTTGTCAAGTAGCCACCAGCCGTCACCCATGTAGACAGGGGTAAACTCTGGCACCTGGTGTCGCTCTAGCTTCCAGCCGAATAACCTGCCCATCTCGGCGAACCTAGCGTTTGACTCAAGCATAAAGTTGGCAGCACTGCAAAGCACAATGATGTTGCTAGGTCTGTCTAAGGCTCTACTGCCACCCATGCCTCTATTGGCTCGATGCTGTGGGATAAGCGTGTCATCGGTAGTGCCACAGTGTGAGCAACACTTGTCACGATCTAGAAACTTCTGAAAGCTTTTCTTATTCATCATCGCCCCAAGGGTTGTACTCTTTAGCAGGGATGTCTAGCCCTGTGCCTTTGTAGTCTGCACTAAAGCCGATGGTGCTTGTGGTTTCAATGTCACGCAACTCATCTGCACTCTCTTGGCAAGTGTGTTTCTTTCGCCATTCTCTGACTAGCACAATGGGATTAGGCTCGTCAGTCTTGAACTTAGCCCCACAGCTACAGGTTTCGGCAATCACCCAAGTAGGCTACCAGCTAGGCGTGTTTCCACTGTATTTCGACATTTTTGCTGATAACTGCCATCATTGTGGCTTGGTCTGACAGGGTTTTTAGCTTGGTTCGGACCCTGTTATATTCAGCTTTGGCTAGGTCTGCCTTTAGCTTTTCCTCTACCGACTGCAACTTAGCCACAGCTTGCCGGTCTGCCACAGTCCCAGC